CTGAACAAAAAGAATATAACGCAGCAGAAAAAGAGCATAAAAGGCTTAAAGCTGCAAAAGTCAGAGCCGACGAGCTCGCGGTTAACCGCGCAGACCTGGACGGCGAGGGCGACGACGTACCCGCAGAAACCCCGGCAGAAACCCCGGCAGATGCTCCGGCGAGTAACGCCAGCGCAGCAGCTAACCGGATTAGCGCAGGCGCTCCAGCGTCCATTAATAAACCTTATGGAAACCTGGGATCTATGCTGCAGGACGTAGCCAGAGCTCGAGCAAATAATAACCAAGAATCACACGACCGACTGATTAACGCCTCGCTTAATACCGAGACCGGCGCAGACGGTGGTTTTCTCGTAGCTCCCCAGTTTATCGGTAGTATGCTCGAGCAGGCTATCGCGCAGTCCCAATTATACTCTCGGGTTAACGAGCTCGGTATAAGTGGTAACTCCGCCTCTATCCCTGCGGTAGATGAAAGCAGCAGAGCAGACGGCAGCCGCTACGGTGGTATCGCGGTCTATTGGGTACGCGAGGGCGGCGAGGGTACATATAAGCAGCCTAAATTTAGAAACCTCGATTTGAAGTTATCTAAACTTATGGGCTTAGTATCCATAACCTCTGAAATGTTAGAGGACTCGGCGCTACTTAGCTCCTGGGTTCAAACTGCTTTTCCTGCAGAAATGGCTTTCGCGCTTGACCAGGCAGTCTACGACGGCGACGGAAACGGTAAGCCTCTCGGTATTATGAAAAGCGGCGCGCTCGTTACGGTAGCTAAAGAGGGCAGCCAGACAGCCGACACTATCAACTATCAGAATGTTATTAAGATGTGGGCTCGTATGCCTGCCTCCCGTATAGCTCGCTCCGCGTGGTTCGTAACGCAGCAGGCTCTCGAGCAGTTTCCGCTTATGAATTTGAGCGTAGGCACTGGCGGAGCTCCTGTCTATTTACCTCCCTCCGGCGCTTCTGAAGCTCCGTATAGTACGCTCCTCGGGCGTCCTATCGTACCTATTGAACAAGCCGCCGCACTTGGCGACCTGGGCGATATTGTACTCGCGGATATGTCTGATTATGTAGCTATCGCTAAAGGCGGCATAAAAACCGACCAGTCTATTCATGTAGATTTTGATAAGGATAAACAGAGTTTTCGTTTTATCCGCCGGGTAAATGGTTCGCCGTATACTCGTACAGCTCTCGCGAGCCGTGCCAAGTCTACTTTCTTAACGTCGCCATATATCACACTAGCGGCGCGGGCGTAACGCATATTTAGACCGGCAGCTCCTCCGGGGGCTGCTCGTCGTAATCTTTTAAAAACAGAAACCAAAAAAAAAACAAACTAACAGGAGTAAAAAAATAATGAATATTTTAAGTGTAATATCCGAAAAAATTAAGGGCTCTGTCCTTTTTAACGGAACGGTAGGCGGCACGGGCGACGCCAAAGGTATCAAACCCGCCGGTAGTAACGGGGTAGTAATACTTATCGCCGTAACTATGGCTAACGCTGCCGATTTGGTGCTATCCCTGGTAACTGCAGACGACGCCGACGGCACTACGCCGATAGCGTTAACCGAAGTAGTACCGGTATTTTTGGAAAATGTAAGGCAGGCGTCCGACGCTAAAGCCTATACATTTACGGACGCCGATAGCGTTAACTTATTGGCTTTCGCCGTACCCTCTATACTTATCCCTACGGATAAGTATTTATGTCTATCGTTTGCTAACAGTAACGACGCTAATATTATTAGCGCTATAGCTCTCGACGATGTATATCAAGAAACCGGCGAGGCGTAATAACGGCGACGTTATACTCTAGTAGTATTAGCCCGTCTCGGTTTATACCGGGGCGGGCTTTTCGGGTAAAAGAAGTAACCAAAAAATAAAGGACGGTTTATTATGACAAAGAAAAATAAAAAAGAAAAAGAAGAAATAACCGACGAGCAGCTCGACGCCGCTACCGAGGAAACGACCGAGGAAATTATCGAGCCCGAAGTTACCGAGCCAGAGCCGGAAACCGAGCCCGAGCCTTCGGACCCGAAAGGAAAATATAATGGTAAAGAGATTACCATAAAAAGAGACGGCGCAGAGTATAAAGGCCTATGCGTATCCGAGCGGGATACCAATAGCGGCGCACAAGTATTTTTACAACTAAACGGCTGCGTATCACGTTGGTTTAATGTGGACGATATAGCGTAATGTCGAGATACTACCGATTAATTACAGCGGCAGCATCCGAGCCGGTAACGGCAGCGGACGTTAAGCTATACGCTCGCGTCGCTCATACGGTAGAAGATACCCTTGTCGCGTCGTGGATTAAGGCAGCAGTAAAGCTCGCAGAAGATTATCAACATAGGGCGTATATAGAGCAGACCTGGCGGCTTGCTTATGACAGTTACCCGGGGCGCTGCATATTCGTACCGAGACCGAATTTAATAAGCGTCGAGTCTATAAAGTATTATGATACCGACGACGCCGAGACGACTTTCGACTCCGGCAGCTATTTTGTAGATACTAATAGCGAGGTCGGGCGTATAGTTCTTAACGACGGCGCGGTCTGGCCTAGCGTATCGCTGCGACCGATTAACTCGGTTATAATAGACTTTAAAGCAGGCTACGGCGCGGACGCCGACGCCGTACCGGACAGCGTTAAAAACGCGATATATATTTATTGTACTCACATGTACGAAAATCGAGAGGCGGAAAACGGTACTATTCCTATAGAATTTTACGACCTATTAAGACCGGACAGAATGGCGGTTTATTAATATGGCTTTAACGAGGCATGAAAAGAAAAAGAGCCTCGCGAGCCGCTGCCGTCACTATGTAGATTACCAGGCTAAAACCGAGGTAGACGACGGCGAGGGCGGATTTACCGAGGACTGGGCTAATATTGCTACCGCTACGCAGATACCGACCGAGATACTACCCATAAACGCCGAGCGCCGCGCAGAGCTGCGCTCATGGAACGTTATAGGTACTCACTATTTACGAGTCCGCTCTAATATACCGGTCGCGGAGGTAGGGCGCGCCGTATTCGTAACGCCTGCAGGTACTCGATATTTTTATATACATTCCCTCGAGGACGTCCAGACGCGCGATATAGTGCAGTTTATGATAGCCGAGGAGCGGCGGGTATGAGAAAATTTAATAGTAAATACTCAAAACTTACGACGTATACCGACGATATTATTAGAGATATAGGGGTTAACGAGTTTATCCGGCGTAAGGACGCGGCTAAATACGCTACCCGAATAATGAAAAAAAACGTAAACCGAAAAGGGCTTTCTGCGCCGGGCGAGTTCCCAGGCAGAAAAAGCGGCGAGACGTTCCGCAAAATTGGTTATACACTACTCCGCGCCGACCGGTCGGCTATGATAGGTAGTAAAGACTTTAAGGCTCACTTATTAGAGTTCGGGCATGGCGACGGAAAAGGGCGAAATAAAAGGCCTTTTATTTTCCGGTCGCTGCGCGAGGCCGAGCCTGGTATTATCCAAATTATGTCGCGGGAGTATTTCTAATATGTTCGAGGGCTCTTTTATAACCTTTTTAAAAGCGGACTCTGCGCTCGTCGCGCTGCTTTCCGAGTTCGAGAGCGCAGCAGCTATTTTTAGCAGCGCAGCTCCTCAAAAAGCCGAGCTCCCCTATATGGTTTTTGATATAGATAAAGCCGCGCCGGAAAATTTAGCCGCGTCGAGTTTTGACGTAATTATAGATATATACGACCGCGTAGAATCCGGTAAGGTTATCCGCGATATCGCGGAGCGGATCGAGTTTGTCTGCGATCGCGAGATTATTACCGGAGATCCGCGTTTCGGGCATATAAGATTATTTTACGAGGACGGTCGCGAGGTAGAAAACTCCGACGTAAAAGTCCGGCATTATGTTTTAAGGTTAAGCGCTCGAGCAGGGCGTAAAAAATGGGCGGAGGAAACGGCGTAATTTATGAGCGATAGAATACACGGCATAGCAGCGGATACGTACGAAAAGCTCCTTTTAGACTCGGGAGCTATTTATACGAATTTCGTTAATTTTGCTAACCCTGGTACTTTACTCGGAGCTACTCGAGGCGGCGCAGTTTTTAAGCGTACGCCGAAATATGCTTTAACAAAATACGAGGGTATCCCTGGGCACGTAAAAGGCGAAAAGCATCTTACCGGAGTCGACGCGGTTCTCGAGGCGACGGTTATCTCTTTCGATAAAGATAATATCGCGCTCGCGATACCTAACTCTGCAGTAACGAGCCTTGACTCTAATCATTATAAGATTACCGAGCAGGCCTGGGACGCTGCAGCAGTCCATACTCTTACAAATATAGCGTTAATAGCGCAGCTATCCGGCAGCTCGAAAGCCGTAGCGATAATACTCGATAACCCAATAGCAGAAAAAGACCTCTCTTTTAGTCTCAAAGATAAAAGCGAGGCCTCGAGTAAATGGATTTTTACGGCGTACTACGACGAGGCGGTCGGTTTCGACGCTGCGCCGTGGCGCATTTACTGGCCTAAATAAAAAAGGTTGTCGTATATACCATCTATAAAAATTAAGTTAAACAAATAAACAGGAGGCTAATAGAATGACAAGACGACACGGCATAACCGCCGATACTTATAAAAGGTTTATTATAGACTCGGGAGCCGTATATACTGGTTTTACTAGTTTCGCGAGCCTGGGTACTTTACTCGGAGCTACAAGGGGCGGATCTTCCCTAGTTATCGAGCAAGAGATCAAGGATATGGAAGTAGACGGCGCGAGGGGTGGAGTAATCGGCTCTCGGCGTATTACTATGGTTAAGGCTACTCTTACAGTTAATTTTATCGAGCATACTCTAGCGGGTCTTAAAAGGGCTCTCGTAGGGTCTGACTCTGCGGCTTTTGAAACTAACTGGAATGCCATAACGCGCGACTTGGTTATCGCCGACGCGGATTTCTTAGCCGACGTTACGATAGTCGGCGAGGTTTCCGGCGACTCCGACGCTATGGCTATCTCTTTAAAAAATGCCATAGCCGACGGTAATTTCGAGCTCACTTTCGCGGATAAAGAGGAGGGCGTTATAAGTATGGCTTTTACGTCTCACTTTGACCCTGCAGACCTCGGCAGCGGCGACGACTCCGAGCCCTGGACTCTATACTGGCCAGACCCAGCGTTACCTGTAGCATAAATAAACGATAACAAATAAACAATGAGGACGATAAGTTATGACAGAGGAAACGATAAACGCGGAGGAGTACCCGAAAGTACGGGCGCTTACCCGCAAGGATAGAAAAAAGCTCTCGGAGCTAATAAAGGCTTTCGCCGACCGCTCCGGTAATATCGAATTAACAAAGATGTTACCGGCTCGGAAAAGCGACGACGTAAAGAAAGACGACGCAAAAAGCGACGACGGTAACGAGGTAGATACCGAGGTAAATACCGACCAAGTTTTCGACCTGGTTAAGTCCGTTATGGCGGGCTTATTTAAGTGGGTAGAGGCCGACGTTACTGCGTGGTTTATGGATGTTATAGGGGTAACCGATAAAGAGATTTACGATAATATGCCTTTCGATATAGAGGTTCATATTATCGACGAGCTGCTAAAACAAAAAGGATTTTCAAATTTTTTCTCGCGAGCCTCGGAGCTATACAAGAAAGCCCGAGGCTTAATAGGATAAATAGGGATATCGAGGAGCTTGTCCGATTTAACGATAACCTTACCGCTGCCAGTCTGGACGCTATGCAGTATACCGACCTCGATTTTAGGGGGCGGCATATACTCGAGGAGCGTAACCGGATAGATAAGCAGCGGCTAATAGCCGCGTCGTTTACCGCTTGGCAAATGTTATGCAGCCAAGTACAGAAACCGCCGACCTGGCGAAAGTATATTAAGTCGTTAGGTCTATTAGACGAGCTGCCGAATAGTAAAGAGGATTTAAAAAGAGAGGCAGAGCAGGCTATGGAAAACGCGGAGAGAATAATAGCGAGGGCTAACAATGTCGGCAGGTAAAGAACTATTTAAGCTATGGGGGCTCATAGGTACGCAGGGCGTAGAAAAAACTACCTCGCAGCTCAAAAGCATAGATAAACAAGTCCGCAAAACTCAAAAGCAGTTTGACCGACTGGGTAGACGCGTAGCTAATACTGGTAAGGTACTTACTAAAGCCTTAACGCTGCCGCTCCTGGTCGTAGGCGCAGCCGTCGGCAAGATGCGGGCGGACTTTGACCAAGCGCTTACGGCGAGTACCGCGATTATGGGCGAGCTATCCGATGTTATGCGTAAAGATTTAAAAAACGCAGCTATCGAGGTATCGAAAGTAACCTCGTTTTCTGCTAAGCAGGCAGCCGAGGCTTATTTCTTTTTAGCCTCTGCCGGACTGGACGCTGCGCAGAGTATCGCAGCGCTGCCGCAGGTCGCGAGATTCGCGCAGGCGGGTAACTTTGAGCTCGCGCAGGCTACCGATTTATTAACAGACGCGCAGAGCGCGCTCGGTTTATCTTCAAAAGATACCGCCGAAAATATGGAAAATATGGCTCGGGTCTCCGACGTACTGGTTAAGGCTAATACCATAGCTAACGCTACCGTCGCGCAGTTCTCGGAGTCTCTAACGAATAAAGCAGGCGCAGCTCTGCGTATTCTGGGTAAGGATGTAGAGGAGGGCGCAGCAGTTCTCGCGGTATTCGCGGATCAAGGACTCAAGGGCGCAGCCTCCGGCGAGGCGCTTAATATCGTTATGCGGGATTTACAGCGCTCCTCTTTGAAAAACGAGGAGGCTTTTAAAAAGGCTAACGTAATGGTATTTGATAGCGCCGGAGAGATGAGAAATATGGCCGACATTATCGGCGACCTGGACGGGCTGCTTTTAGGTATGAGCGATAAGCAAAAACGCGCTACCTTAACGATGTTAGGTTTTCAGGATAAGAGTATCTCGTCGACTATGGCGCTCCTCGGAGCATCCGACGCGATACGCGGATACGAAAAAGATTTACGAGGAGCTGCAGGGATAACCGACGAGGTAGCTAACAAACAATTAAAAACTTTCTGGAAACAATTAGGACTTTTAAAAGACCGGCTTATCGCGGTCGGGCTTACTACGGATACCCTCGCCGGTATCGGTAGTAAAATACTATTACCGGTTTTAGATTTTATTGTAACCAAATTAGAGACGTTAAATAACTGGTTTAATAACCTATCGCCGTCGATGAAAAAAACGCTAAAGGGTTTTATAGTTCTCGCGGTAGCTATCGGCCCAGCCGTATTTTTAGTAGGTAAATTATTAATACTGGCTAAGTTTTTAATACCAGTATTTGTAGCGCTTACCGCAGGGACTTGGAGTTGGTCGGGGGCTATGGCCGCCGCGTCTATGTCCGTCCTGGTATGGGTCGCGTTAATCGGGGCTATCATAGCGCTCGGGTGGTACTGGTATAGTCAATGGGATAGCATAAGCTCGCAGCTCGCGGTAATCTGGGCGCAAATTGAAATGACGTTTATGAAAGGGGCTAACGCCGTACTGCAGGCTTTCGCGGATATGATTATCGGCGTACTCGAGGGTATAGGTAAGCTCGGCGGCCTTATACCTGGGGTAAGCGATAAAATAAAAGGCGCTACTATCTCGATGTTAAAATTTAAGGCCGCGTTATATAAAGATATGGGTAAGCAGGCGGCGGTAGTCGCCGGACTGCACGATCAGGTAAAGGAAACGAAAAGCCTCGTCGAAGTAGGAAAAGAAGTTAAGAAAAATATCGAGGAGAGTCTCGGGCTAAAGGAAAAGGATATAGAGCTAACTAATACGCAGATAGCTACTAATAAACAAAAAGCTACCGAGGAGAAAAAGGCGGAGGAGGATAAAAAAGCAGCCGCCCAGGAGCGCGCGGATTTCGATAAACAGATACAAGACCAAATAAACGAAATGACACTTTCTAAAATGGAGCTGCTCGAGATAGAAAAAGAGGAGTCGATACGTATAGCCGACGAAAAAGGCGCTAGTGTTTTCGAGGTTGTCGCACTGTACGCTTTAAAAGAGCAGGAGCTAAAGGACAAAATACGCGAGGAGGAAAAGCGTAAGGACGAGGCGAAAATAAAAAACGGTTTTAATATGGCTAGTAAGCTCGGCGGTAAGCTGAATAACGTACTAGCTAAATTTTCTCAAAACAAATTAAAGCGCCTGGATATATCAGAAAAAAAAGAGATAGCAGCTATTAACGCCTCTACCATGAGTGAAGAGCAAAAGCAGGCGGCTATCCAAAAAGTACAGGAAAAAACAGATACTAAGCGCCGTAAATTACAGCGCGAGGCGGCTATACGAGATAAGATTTTCGCGCTTTTCCAGATAGGTATTAATACCGCTCAAGAGATAACCAAGGTACTAGCTACGCCGTGGCTAATACCTATAGTGGCCGGGCTAGGCGCTGCCGAGGCCGTAGCGGTGGCCTCCGCTCCAATACCATTATATGAGGGTGGTTTTATACGAGGCAGCGAGGGCGGGGTAAATACCATAGTCGGAGAGCAGCAGCAAGACGAAATAGTCTTTCCACTAGAGCGCGGGCTCGATATGATGATCGACGGGCTACTCGGCAGAATGGGGGATATAGAGAACACGGCAGGCGCTAGACCCGCAGCGGATGACAGGGAGTTAACGCCAGTAGGCGCGGGGGTTACTCTTAATATAGGTACGCTAATCGGAGACGACCGCAGCCTCAAAGAACTAGAAAGACGGCTCGATACCGTCCGCATAGCAGAAAATCAAAGAAAAGGATTTGCATAAATGGCTATTGAATGGGATGTATATCTCGGGACTACGGGCGCGACCGGTAAGCTATCCGCTTTCGGGCGTAAGGTTACGATAGTTAAAAACGAAAAAGTACGCGAGCAGAGAGCGGCGGACGGTACATTAAAACAGGATTGCATATACGTTAAGCGCGATTTTAATATATCATACAGCAATATAACGGAGGAGGATCTAGAGATCCTAGATTACTGGTATGAGTACTATAAAACCAATAAGGCGGCGCTATCTCTTTATATGTATACCAGTCCCTCGACTTACGACGAGTATAGCGTTATCCCAAAGCCGGTCAATCGTACCCGTGTAATTAAGAGCGCTGACAATCTTTATAGTGGGGTAATGTTCACACTGGTAGAGGTTTAATTATAAATGAATGATATAACTAGAGACGACTTTAACGGACTGGGTGGTAGGCTTAGCATGGTAGAGAGGCACATAGCAGAAACGAGGGTAAAAGCAGCCAGGAACGAGCAGGACATTCAAAAGATGTTTGACGGTATCAAAGATATGACGGAGAGCGGAGCCGCGACATATAAACAAATACAATGCGAAAACGCTAAAAATAGTAAGGATTTGTTAACTAGAATAGTTTTTGTTTTTATCGGCGGTATAGCTATAATGATTTTAAAAGATTTAATAATAAAAGGTTAATGTATGGCGCTCGCGGGATATCAATTTTTATTTAGTTTGCATCTGGATACTACGGCGCTCGGCGCGGGTACGCAGAATAATTTTATAGTACCGCTTACCGAAAAGAGTTTTAACTCGGCGGTCGTCGATCTCATTATGGGGGGCTGCGAAAAAACTGGTTTTGATTTCCGAGTAACCGACGACGGCGGGAGCTCGTTTTTACCATATGAGCTCGTCTCCTGGGATTTTGAAAACAAGACTTTCGAGGTACATTTTAAAACGACCGCCGATATATATAACGTAGCTATAGATTTCGACCTCTACGGCGGTAAGCCAGACGCGGTCGACGAAACAAGTAACCTCTGGGCTAATTTCGACGGCGTTTTTCATCTAGGCGAAAGCTCGAGCCCGTCGATTAATTCGGTTAACGCTGCGCAGCCTGCAGCATGGAGCGGAAACGTAGCGCAGGCGGACGCGGTTATAGGAAAAGGCGCTTGGCTCGACGGCGGCGGCGACTATATAGGCATAAATAACGAATCGGTATATGACTACGAGTTTGGTATAACGGTCGAGGCGTGGTTTAGGATTGACGCTTTTACTAACGATTGGCAGGCGCTAGTAGTTAAAGGTGACGGCGCTTGGCGATTACATAGAGACGACGGTAATAACGGTATAGCGCTTACGTGTACCGGCGTATCTACGACTACGGTAAAGACTACCTCGCCGGTAAATAATGGGCGTTGGCACCACGTCGCAGGCGTTTACGATAATACTAGCGGCACTATGAAAATATACCTCGACGGGGTAAAAGAGGGCGAAAATACGAGCCTTACCGGCGACATAAGTTTAAGTAACGATGACCCTAAAATCGGGCGTAATGTAGATAGGACTGGCCGAGACTGGCAGGGGTGGGTAGACGACGTACGAATAGGCGCTAATACCTCTAATTGGTATACCGACGCCTGGGCTAAGTTAACCTATGAGCTCGGCGCTAATCCGTTAAGTTATTTTTCTACGCCGTCTCTCGACGTTATCGGGCTCGGGTGGCATAGAAAGGCTAAAATAGATACGGATATCTCGGCGCAGGTTTCGACGGGCGTTACGGATATGGCTATACCGTACCGGTTAACCGGCGCGCAGTATCCCGAGCTTTTCGCCGGAAAATATAAGGCTATGCCAGACGGCAGCGACTTAGTAGCGTTACCCACCGGCGAGACCGATATAGACGAGCTGCTTAATATGGATTTAATCACTTTTGAAAATCCGACGGTCGACGAGGGTACGACGGATAGTACGACGGCTAATAAGCTCGTCGACTCTACGCAAAATTTTTTAACGACCGCAGCGATAGACGATATAATATGGCGTAAACGAGACGACGCGCTCGCTCTCGTAACCGCCGTAGACTCTGATACGACTCTCTCGCTCGACTCGGATATCATACTATCGGGCGACGACTATTTAATTATACGCGGGCTCGCGGCGTTTTACGTAAGGCAGCCGCTCGACCTCGATACGGCAGAGCGCAGTATCGACTTATACTGGTCTCGGGGCGGTTCTACAAGGCAGGGGCGCGACTCCATAATAGGAGGCTCCGAGCTAACCTGGGACGACGATTTTACTCTCGTCTCACATCTGCAGCAGCCGAGCGTACAGGACGCCGTAGACTCGACGATATGGGACGCTACCGGGGAGGTAGCTAATACGCCGCAGCAGGCCGCCGGTAAGTTTGCGAAATACTCGCAGGATTTAGAGGAGGGCAGTAACGAGCGTTTCCGATTTCCGAATAACGACGCGAGGTACGGGATAGCTAACGGCTTTACTTTCTCCGGTTGGGTTAACGCTGGAAATTTAAGCTCTAATCATACATTTTTAGGACGGCGCGACGGCTCTAATGAGGGTATGGAGCTTATGCTTAGCTCTGCAAATAGACTACGCGCTATTTTCGGGGGTAGCACTAACCAAACAGATTACGAGGGCGATACCGCGCTAATTACGGCGACCTGGTATTTCGTACAGTTCGTATATAATGGCGCTTTTCCGGTAGACCCAAAACCGTGGGGCGTTTTAAAAATGTGGGTCGACGGTACGCTGCAGTCTAACACGGAGGGCGGTAACGTTTTTACGGCTTTCACCGACCCTAATAAAAGACTATCTATCGGCTCGCGTAACGGCGACTCTACCAATAACGATTACGACGGATTAATAGAGTCGTTTAAGTGGTCGCCTATCGAGCGCTCGGACGACTGGCTAAAAGCCGAGGGTCTGCTTATGTTAGACGCTACGAATAATAAAAGCGCGACGTACTATACTTTTAATACCTCGGTAGCGGTCGGTAACGTCGCGTATACGTCGGGGTGGAATTACGAGCTCGAGCTCGCGGTCGGTAACGCATATAGCGAGACGCTTTATATAGCGCGGTTAACCGAGGCGGTAAGCTCTATACCGAGCGCTATTTTTACGCAGGCGCGTACCGATGGTAGCGATATCCGAGTAACGCAGAGCGGCGCATACGTTCCTATACATTTAGTAAGGTTCGACCGCGTTAACGAGCGCCTGCAGTTAATGGCAGAAATTAACCCGCAGCTACCCTATACGTTAACCTGGGGCTCGAGTAACTACGAGCGTAACTTTGTTATCGACTCCGGTTTCGGACAGTTCGAGGCGTACGACGCGTTTTACTTGGCTTTCTGGCATGGCGAGGAGGAGAGCGGCGCGGTCGCTTATGACTCGACCCGAAAGCAGTTACATGGCGAGTACGTCGGTACTATGCCGCAGTTTCAGAGCAGCGACTCCGAGACCGTCCAGAGTTTTAACGGTACTAGCGACGGCGCAAAAATACCGGACGACGATATACTCGACATGATAGTAGGCGTACCTTTTATACTCGAGACTATGGTAAAATTTAAAACGGTAGATCAGACTATAGTACGCGAGCTAATTTGCAAACAGCAGGACGGCGTAGGGCGCTGGGAGCTGCAGCTAAACGGCGGCAGAGATCCACAAGATAAAGACGGGTTATTACGTTTTAGTCTACGAGGCGGCGCTATCTCTGAGCGTATACATTCTAACGAAGTAGCGGAGGCGGGCGTATGGTATCATATCGTAGGCATAAGAGACGCCTCGGGAAACTGCACGCTATATATTAACGGCGTACTGCAGAACGAAACACTACTTTTTAATTACGACTTATCTAACGCCGCAGACGTGAGTATCGGCTATAAGCCGTACGGCTCGGCGCAGGAGTACGCCGACGTATATATCGAGGAGACGAGAATAACAAAATATTCCTCGAGGTCGGACGACTATATAAAAATGACTGACGAAAATTTTAGAAAGCCCGATGATTTTTACGGGCTCGCGGTTCAAAATAATTTAAGAGGTAACCTTAAAACTAACCTCCTGGGAGGCTTTCAATAATGGATAAAATAATATCGGGCGCGACTAACGTAAGCGTAGTTTTTGCCGTAAAAAATATATATGCTATAACCGCGTTTCGTGGGACGTATTCGAGATGGAGCGAGGGCGGAGCCGCGAGCGCTTTCTCCGCTCCGGTAAGTTTTGGCATAACCGCGTTACCTACTCCGGCACTAAGCGACGTACATACAGATAACGCCGGTATTTATATCTCGGCGGTAGTAACCGACGGCTCTAAATATTTGGTACGTGTAGACTTTCCCGACGCGGCTTTCGCCTCTGGCGCGGATAAAGT